TAAGTGACATGCAGCACTCAATTGAAGTTGCAATAGCCGAAGCTTGGCCTCTTTGTTCCGCTCCTATACCTGGGTAGGCACCTGGCGTATCAATGAAGGTTACGATTGGTATTTGAAATCTATTTGCTAATTGCATTAGACGGATACATTTTCGGTATCCTTCAGGTCTCATCATGCCAAAGTTTCTTTCAATTCGACTTGTAAGATCTTCTCCTTTTTCTTGACCGATAATTAATACTGATTTATTATCAATAATACCAAATCCAGTTATAACTGACTTATCGTCCGAAAAAAGTCTATCACCTGATAAGGGTGTAAAACTTGAAAATATTTTTTTAATATAAAAATTGGCTCTTGGACGATTTTCGTGTCGCGCAACTAGAGTTCTTTGCCAGCTGTTTAAGCTAGCATAGGTCATTTTAAGCTTTTCATTAATTTGTTCTTCTGTTTCTGTAATTTTTTGAGTATCTATTTCTGAAATACCTTCTGAACCAAATGGACTTTTTAGACTTTCTAAGTCTGTTTCCAATGTTTTAATTTCTTTTTCAAACTCTAGATAATTTTTCATATTACTTTTAATAATTTTAACATAGTTCCCTTTTTAATAGAATTCAATTAAGTCTTTAAAATGGCTTATATAAATATTTTTTTAATTAATTGACTTTACTTAAAGGGTAGGTCAAATTTAAGTATGTAATAGACCGCTAATTGTAGAACCGAAAGAGCAACTTCCAGTAAACTCTCAGGTAAAAATATCGCAAGAAAATAAAATTCTTTACCACAATGTAAAAGAATTACAGAAACAGCTGCAAAACGCATATATACGTATCAAGGAATTAACCAACGATACAAAACAAATGGAACTTTTTTGATGCCAACTTACAAATTTCATGATAAAACAACAGGTGAAGAGTGGGAAGATTTTCTTACTATGGGTGAACGAGAGGAGTTTCTTATAGACAACAAACACATCAGGCAAGTACCTGTACCGTTTGCTTATACAGGAGATCATATCATGGGCGTAGGCCCAAAGACTGATGCTGGATTTGAAGATAGAATGTCACAAATTGCAGATGCTCATCCTGGCAGCCCTCTTGCATCTAGGTATAAGAGTAATGAAACTCATGCACAGATTAACGCAAGGAATGTGGTAGAGAAACATAAAAAGAAAAGGCCAATAGTTTCTTGATTTAATTTAGTTTTCTTAACTACATTTTAACCCCTTGTATGGTATACTATTAAGATAGGAAATCATACAAGGAAGATGAATGAAAAAGAAACCAGTTATATTGGTAGATGATAAGATAAAAATACCAGCTTGGTATTGCTTAAAATACGAAACTTTATATCAAAAAGTAGAACCAGATATAAAATTAGTTAGTGAAATTAAGATAGATTTAACGATATGATATATAAGTATATGGTACAGGCGAGAAATACAAACTTCAGCACAGATGCACAGCATCTACGCCAGCTGGGAAGTCCCTCCGCCTATGTACCAGAGGGGGAGTCATTTAACAAACTCCCCCTCACCTTAATTTTTATGAAAGAAAAGTATAATGTCAACAAAGAAAAATAAAGAAATTAATAATAGCAATCTAGTAGCAATAAAACCAATTACAGATAGTCAAAAAGGAGTTTTTGCTTCTTGGAAAAAAGATAAGAATCAATTTCTTTTTGGTTGTGCTGGTACAGGAAAGACTTTTATTTCTTTATATTTGGCACTACAATCAGCATTGAATTTAGAGAGCAAACATGATAAAGTAGTTATTGTTCGTTCTTTAATTCCTACAAGAGAGATTGGATTTTTGCCAGGCGATGAGGAAGATAAAGCTGCACTCTATCAAGTACCATATCAAAACATGGTGCAGTTTATGTTCGAGCAACCTAATGAACAATCTTTCAATAATCTGTATGACCGCCTCAAAGGACAAGGCACTCTACACTTTCTATCAACCTCTTTTCTAAGGGGATTGACATTTGATAATACTGTTGTTATAGTAGATGAATGTCAAAATATGAACTTCCATGAGTTGGATACTATCATTACGAGGATTGGCCAAGATTCTAAAATTATCTTCTGTGGTGATTTTGACCAGACTGATTTACAGAGAACAAATGAAGTAAATGGCTTACATAACTTCTTACGTATTCTAGAAGAAATGGATGAGTTTAATTGTACAGAATTTACGATTGGTGATATTGTTCGTTCTGGTTTTATTAGAAGTTATTTAATTAATAAAATCAAGCTTGGAATTGGTATGGATCGATGAAGCACACACAACGTCAATGGGATAGAGATGTGGGTATAGGGTCAGTTCCTGGCAAATACAAATACAATTGTCCTAAGTGTGAAGATACTGGCGTAATACCTTTTCATGAATTAACTTCAGATACTAAGAAAATAATTCAAAAGAATGTAGCTAATAATGAAACAACAACTAAATTAACAAAATGTAATGAATGTGTAGGAGAAAAAATATGAATATTGAAAGATTAAGAGAACAGTTAGAAATAGATGAGGGTGTTAAATATGAAATATATAAAGATCATCTTGGTTACCCTACTTTTGGTATCGGCCATCTTATTTTGGATTCCGATGCTGAACACGGACAAGATACAGGAACCGCCGTTAGTGAAGAAAGAGTCAAAGAAGCCTTCGAAGCCGATCTCGTTTCAGTCTTGTCTGACTGCGAATCTCTCTACGGAGATTTTGGAGATTTGCCAGAAGATGCTCAGGAAATAATTGCTAATATGATATTCAACATGGGTCGGCCTCGTTTGTCTAAGTTCAAGGGAATGAAACGTGGTGTTGATGCTCGTGATTGGAACGCAGCTGCTGATGAGATGGTAGATAGTGCTTGGTATCGTCAAGTACCAAATCGTGCAAAACGATTAGTAGAAAGAATGCGTAAAGTATAAGTGACTTGACAAATCTAAATAAATAAGGTATAGTTATATAATGTTTAATCATATGAATGTGGAGTTGCCCCCTATAAGCGCAACAACAACTAATGGTGTTCGTCTTTATGAAACACCAGAAGGAAACAAGTATCCTTCAATCACAACTATTCTATCAGTCCGTAATAAATCTGGATTGGTGGAATGGCGTAAACGTGTAGGCGAAAAGACTGCAAACTACATTGCTGGTAAGGCCGCTGCAAGGGGAACTAAGGTTCACCATATGTGTGAGGATTATCTCAACAATGAGAATATAGAGCACCACCAAAAAGATTTTTTGCCTTGGTGTTTGTTTAATCAGTTAAATAAATTATTTATCAATATAAATAACATTCATGCACAAGAAGCTGGACTCTATAGTGATAAATACAGAGTGGCTGGTAGAGTTGATTGTATTGCAGAATACAATGGCATACTATCTATCATAGACTTCAAAACATCAACCAAAGAACGCAATGATCAATGGAATGAAAACTATTACATTCAATGTGCAGCTTATGCAGAAATGTATGGGGAAAGAACAGGTACAGAAATAGAGCAGATTGTTATTCTATGTGTAACTGAAGATGGTACTGTACAAGAGTTTGTAAAACAGAAGTATGATTACCTTGATGCGTTGGAAGAAACCGCTTCTGAATGGAGAAAGAAAAATGAAACACCTAGTACAAGTAATGGCGGTGTTTCTGTTAATGGGTTGTCAAACCAACAATAATATTCCCAAAGACACAATATCGCCCGCACCAATAACAGAATCTAAAAAACCAGACATAATGATAGCTCCTGATCCTGTTCCAAAAGCGGTGCAGATAAACAAACCAGTTATTTGTGGAGATTCCGCTACAGTCCTATCAGGACTGATAAAGAATACTGGAGAACAACCTGTTATGATGTGGAATGATGAAACACGTGGCCACCAACTTGTGGTTATGATGAATAGAGAAAGTAAGACGGTAAGTGTTTTAGAATGGCCTATGCCTGATCTTGTTTGTATGATTTCTTCTGGAGTTAATGCTTCGTTTAATGGGGAACTTAATCAAAAGAAACCAGTTGGTTTTAAAATTTCTCATTAAAGGGTATTGACTTTATAGGTTCTGTATGGTATAAATATAATACAATTTGATGATACGAATTGAAGACTGAACTGGACTTGGGGGCAGTACCCAACGCCTCCACCATAAGCACAGTGTGATAACTCGTTATATCCACTCTGTTGCAACATTGACGCTAAAGGATGAACTTGCTGTGTTTATGATGGGGGCGAAATAGGATCGACAGGCAGGGACAGATGAGTGGAGAATTGTCGGATGACTCCGTTATTGGTCAAAAACTATAGATGCAAACGATAATGTATCATATGAGGGTTTTGCACTAGCTG